AGCTGCTGGAAAACGCTGGACTGAAAAAGATATTGTAACTCCTAAAGGAGATAGACTCATTGCTAAGGGAACCTCACAGCGTTTAAGGGGTCGTGCAGAGGTCGATGTTAGATACACGGGTATTGTCCTTGATGACTTTGAATCAGAGCTTAACACTAAAACGCCCGAAAGACGTGCAGATATTAAGAAATGGATTGTATCCACAGTGTACCCTGCCTTAGAGGAAACTCCGGGCAGAGAGGGGTGGATTTGGCTGTCAGGAACGATTGTACACTTTGATAGTTTCTTGCAAGCCGTAGTAGATGGACATAAAAAAGCCAAAGAAGAAAACAGAACCTACCCTTGGAGTGTTGTATTTCATAGGGCTATAGAAAAAGGTAAGTCTATTTGGCCACAACAATTTTCATTAAAAAAGCTAGAAGGAAAGAAGCGAGAGTTTATAGAAGCAGGTTTAGTTAATAAGTTTGCTCAGGAGTATATGAACGATGCTAGAGACATTAGCAACGCTTCTTTTAAAATAGATCGACTTCAATATTACGGGGGTAAGGTAGAGTCCAGATCTCGTTTTAATTATCTAGTAGATGGGGACAACGCTATTCCTTTAAATGTTTACATCGGTGTTGACTTAGCAGCCACTGCCTCAGAAACCTCAGACTTTCAAGTCATACTGGTTATGGGTATAGACTCAAGCAATAATCGATATGTACTTGAATACTTCAGGGAAAGAATCCCTACCTTTGATGTCCCTAAGGAAATTATAAGATTGGCTAATAAATACAGTCCGGTAAGGCGAGTGACGATTGAAACGGTAGCCGCACAGGAAATGGTAAGAGATATGGTCACTAGACTATCCGCTCAAGAAAAAAGACTCCTACCCGGAATATTTAAAGGGGTTAAACCTCCCGCTAGGATTAAAAAGCAAGATAGACTTGAAACCAGCTTAGGCCCTATTGTCAATTCTAAAAAACTTTACATACAAAGAGAGATGACTGAGTTAGTAGATGAATTCTTTGAACACCCTAAACCTAGAAACGATGATGTAATGGATGCCTTGTATTATGCAGACTACTACGCTAAAGCTCCTAAGAGTGCTCGAACTACGTTAGAAGCATTAGAAAACACATCCAATCAACCTCTTAAGAAAATAACAACAAAAGCCTATAACTGGATGACAGGGTCTAGATTGTAAAATAATATTTGTACTTTAATTCTTTTATGTTTAACATAACCTAGCTAAATACACCTATGCCAAGATACTCTAATAAATCAAAACAACGATTAGCAACGTGTGATGAGCGATTGCAAGATGTCTTCAATGAAGTCATTAAGTATGTTGATTGCAGTATTTTGGAGGGACATAGGGGAAAGGAAAGACAAAATGATTTATTTAATAAAGGCCGTACTAAAGTTAAGTATCCTAATGGTCGCCATAATGCTAGTCCTTCTAAAGCCGCTGATGTTACCCCTTATCCTGTCGATTGGGAGGATAGAGAACGTCAAACACTTTTCGCTGGCTTTGTGCTTGGAATTGCCCGTGGTATGGGTATTAAGCTGAGGTGGGGTGGAAATTGGGATATGTACGAAGAAAGAGGACGATGGGAAGTTGAAGACAATAAGTTTGATGACTTTCCTCACTTTGAGATTAAAGAGTAATGCCCGGAACTACTGACACAGTAAAAGCAAAATTAACCCCCGGTGAGTTTGTTATTCGCAAAGAAGCCGTTGACATGATAGGAGTCCCTATGCTAAACAAACTAAACAATATGCCTAAAGAAGGTGGTCACTCTGCCATTGACAATATTATAGATATGGCTACTATGGCCAATATGAAGATGATGTATGGCGGTGGTATGGTAAGGCCTAATTATGCAGGCGGTGGTATGGTTCAACAGTACGGACACGGTGGCTCTGTAGATAAAATGATGGGTTACGCTGAAGGCGGTCAACTCAAATCAGTTCCTCAAGATAACCCCGGCCTAGGTAAATTACCAGAAATGGTTAGGAATCGCATGGGGTATATGCAGATGGGCGGTATGGTAGACAACTCATTAATGGGAATGGCTGGATATAAAAGAGGTGGTTACGTTTCTGAAAAAGAAAGAAGATCTCCTATGGGAATGAAGTTTAAAAGGTATGAAAATGGTGGACTTACTGGTAATGCCCAAGCTGATTCTCTTAACGCAGAATTAGAAAGGTCTATTATGGAAAGAAGTAAGAATCCAACAGGAGCTGGTTTAGGTATGATTAGTCCTGAGTTTAGGCCTAATCCAACCATGATGTTAAAGCAACAAGAGCAAATGCTTCAAAGTCAAATTGAAGACAGCATTCAAACAAAAGCTATGAAGACTTTACAACTTCTTAAGTTAAAAGGGTTATTAAATCAAGGCGAAAGAATTGAAAATCCTTCTCCTATGTTTGACAGCCGTGATAATATGATGAAGATGATAGACAGTTTAAGGTTAGACGACATAAGAAGAAATACAATATAGTCTATGGAAAAGGATAAAAGAGCTCTATACAACGAAGAACTGCATAGACAGTGGAGAGATGCTCGATCTGAATGGGATACTGAAGCTCGTAAAGACATTGACTTTTATTTAGGAAATCATTTTACAAGCGATGAGTCTGATGAGCTATCCTCTCGCAATCAAGCTGACATACCTATGGACAGGGTATCTGCAGCTATTGAAAAATTTAAAGCTGTCCTAACTTCAAGAGCACCTGCATTTACAGTGATTCCTAGAGAAGACTCTGATGTTCAGGTAGCTACACTTTGGAGAAGTATCCTTGGATACGTTTGGGAAAAGTCAGATGGTGACTGGCAAATGAAACAAGCTATACAGGATTATGCAACCACTGGTATGGGCTACTTATATGCTTACATTGATAGAGAATCAGATTTCGGTAGAGGTGACGTTAAGTTCACATATGTAGATCCCTTTAGAGTTTACGCATCCCCTAGCTCTAGAAATCGTTGGTTTAGCGACTCAGATGGTATTATCCTTTCCACCATCTTAACGGGTGAACAAGTCGTTAACCTCTACCCTGAATTGGGTGATCGAGTTGATCCAACGACAGGAGAGACCATACCGGGCATCATAAAAGATATTTCTGGTTATACTTATGATGATGAAGACTACCCGTCTTCTCAAAACAAAAACTCTATGTCTATATTTACTCCCGCAGAGGTTAAAGATAAAGATTATTTTGAGGTTAAGAAGTATCAAGTATTAGAAAGGTTTTATAAAGTAAAGGTTCCTTATTATAGAGTTATTAATATGCAGAACCAAGAAGAAGACATTTTATCTCAAGAAGAATACTCTGTTTTCTATAATGAGAACAAAGAAGCGTTTGATATTCAGATGTATACCGCTATAGAGGTGTTACAAACTAGAGTAAAGGTCTGTGCTTCTTTAGGTGAGGTAGTGTTATACGAGAATATTTTAAATACGGATGAGTATCCAATTATACCACTTCCTAATATTTGGACAGGAACCCCTTATCCAAAGAGCGATGTGTCTAGAGCACGACCTATGCAAAGATTACTCAATAAACTATGGTCTCTAGCTTTGTCTCATGCACAAGCCTCAGCGGGATTAAAACTTTTAGTTCCTTTAGGAAGTGTTGAAGATTTATCTCAATTAGAAAAAGACTGGGCAAATCCTAATGCAGTTATAGAAGTAGATTCTTCACAGGGAGAGCCTCATTACCCAGCTCCTCAACCCCTAGCAGGTGAGTTTTATAGACTTATTCAGCAGTCAGAATTTTACATTGACTTTATATTTGGTTTACCAGAAATGATGCATGGTTTTGCTGAAAAAGCCCCTGAGACAGTAAGGGCCACAGAAAGGATGATTTCATTGGGAAGTGAAAGACCCAAATCCAAGTTAAGAGATATCGAGTTTAGTATTAATAAGCTAGGAAGAGTGTTGTATAATTTATCCAAAGGACATTACACCTATAAAAAGATTTTTAGAATGGCCCAACCTAATAATAACATTACTGAAGTTATGGCTAATTTTTATACTGATGTCAGTGGAGCTGTATTAGATCTTAAAAAAGATAAGCACGTTTTAGATCAGCACGACATAAGAATTGAACCGGGTTCAACCATGCCCTCAAACAAGTACGCAGAGCTTGCTGTGTACCTAGAAGCATTTCAAATGGGTATCGTAGATAAATACGAAGTCTTAAAAAAGAATCCAGAATTATTTGACAAGGAAGGTATTATGAGAAGGACAGATGAGAAGCAGCAGATGATGTCTCAGATACAAGGACTTGAAGAACAGTTAAAGAATTTGCAAGGTGACTTGCAGACAGCACAGAGAGAATCTGTTAGTGACAGGAAACGAGTGGAAGTTGAGAAGTTTAAAACAAGGCTTTCCGAAGTGTCTTCTGAATCTAAAGCAGATAGAAGAGTGCAACGTAGCAAACTAGAAAACGAGGTGAAGCTCGAGGTGGAGAAATTAGCAAGTAATCTAAAAGATGTACAAAGAGATGCTAGTTCCGCTCCTAAAGCCTAACAAAGAGACATCTAAAAAGGAGAGTTTATGTCTACACTAGAACAACAGGAAACAAACGTCCAAAGCGAACAAGCAGTAACAAACGAGGGATTCGTGGAAGATATCGTTAATCAACAGTCTGGGCCTGAAAACCCAGAAGTAAATCAAGAGCCTGCACAAGAAGCGGCTACTTCAATTGATTATGAAGCTGAGGCTAAAAAGTTTCAGTCGATGTATGATCGAGCACAAACTGAAAATTCAAAACTTCAGCAAGGAGCTCAGATCTTACAATTATTGGAGCAGAGACCAGATCTTGTAAAGAAACTTGAGGACGGTATAGCTAACCCAAACCCACAACCGGAACAGCCTAAAGTAGTAAAGGATGATTTTAATCCTTGGGATGCTTTTACAGACGGTAATTCAGATTCAGGAAAGTATGTTAATACTAAGATACAATCGATGGTGGATCAAAGATTACAGACTGAACTAGCAAAACAAAAGCAACAGGTTCAAGCTGAAATGCAAATGAATAACACGGTAAACGAACTTAGGAATACTTATAAAATGTCAGATAATGACATCAGCAGTTTTTTACAGTTCACAACTCAACCAAAAGAAGCGGTGGGGTTAAATAACCTAG